GCGGTACACCCGTGTCTGATCGTTGTCTAGATTGTCCACCACCCACCTACGAACATTGGCAAACTCCTTTGCCTTCATGTGCTTCACCAAGTCGCGGATCTGCACATCCCCAAGGGTCTGAAGAATACCCACATCAATCTTTCCGCTCACAGAATATCGCTGAAGTTCGTTCAGGGTACGCCGAAAGTCAGGAAAATACTTTGTAATGAGTTGAGCCACCACCTTGGGTTCGTACTCAATACCCTCGGCTTCTAGAATCTCGGTGGCTCGTTTCAGGAACTTTACCGCAATCTGAGCCTTCTCCTTCTGCTGTATACGAAAATCTATACAGGTGCATCGGGAGTGCAGCGGCTCAATGATTCTATTTTTGAAATTACAGGTGAGAATGAACCGACAGTTAGTCGAGAACTCCTCAATGAACCCCCGAAGTGCTGGCTGTGTGGACTGTGCATTGGAGTAGTCAAACTCATCCAATATCACCACCTTCTTTACGCCTTCGGTGAGAGACACCGTGGACGCAAAGTTTCTGATTCGAGTGCGGAGAGTATCAATGTTTCCATCCTCAGAGCAGTTCACAACAATATAGTCGCAACCCAAATCATTACACAAGGCTCTAGCAATAGAAGTCTTGCCACAACCCGCTCCTCCACTCAGTAGTAGATTTTGCGGTTCGCCTCGCTCTGCCATTTGCAGGAACAGGTCATGCGTTTCGGATGGAAGAATACAATCAGCAACGGTTTGTGGTCGATACTTTTCGCACCACAATCCCTTCACGGTTTCAGTTGAGATCACTTTAAGCCTTGTATGTTGAGTCTGCGTTCAGGGCAATCCAATAGGTCAGAGGTTCATTCTTATTCGTGAAGGAACTGACCACCTTCTCCGAAATCGCAACAGCGTAATCACCTGGAAGAATCTTTAGATTATCCACATCAAAGATAAAGTCAAATGTGGCACCTGAAGCGTTCTCTCCTACAATAACTGAATAGAAGTTAGAAGTCTTGTCTGCCTTGTCTGTGGCTGCAAGTTCAATGTGCTTGCCGTCTGCCGATGATCGCACACACAGATGTGTTACCTGAAGCACCGAAGCCGCCTTGATGATCTCCGCAAAGTCCTTCGACTTCAGATCAAACTGCACCACAGGGGACGGCATACTGATCTTCTTGCTTGTGGAAGTCACTAGACGAGGATCACAATAGTAATAGCGAACACTTGAGTTTCCGCACTTCACGGTGATGTAGTTGTCCTCAAACACGAACTCAGGATCCTTGAACAGACTCACGGTTCCCAAGAACTTGTTCAAATCCCAAATAGCAAACGACTTCGCAAAGGTTTCATCCACCTTTGCTTCGGCAAGGATATTCTTTGTGGACGACAGGGTATTCAACTTGTTACCCTCGTTCACTAGAATTCCTGAATTAATACTAGCAAAGTTCTTGAGGATATCAAGTGTTCGCTTGGAAATCTTCACCACATTAGTCTTGGTCTTCGTTGTCATAATCTTCTCGCTTTCCTGCATTAGAGTCTTCCACAAATCGTTTCAAAATTTCTTTCTGATCGTGGCGGCGGCTGCTCTTATGCTTTCGCTCCACACTCTTACGAGCCTTCTTTGCGTTCGGGTCGCTACTGTCGTAGTCACGGTTGTTGCGCTCAAACATATCAAAAGTCCTCAATATCAGAAATAAGGTTACGCAAACCCTTCTCTATCATGTAGCCAAGAATCTTGCTACGAGAGGGTGTAAAAGGTGTATTCCAATTCACTTCAATTTTTTCTTCGTACTCGGATGGGATATGGAGCAGATCAATAAGTGTCTTGTTTCGATTCCAATTCGCTTGGTGCTTTTCTTGCACCACTCCATGCTCCGCGTAATAGTTTAGTAGTTCATCCATACGCTTCTTTGTGATGGGCTTCTGTCGTTTGTCCTCCACCATGAAGCAGTCATCATCCGATAGAATATTTGGAACTCCATCAGACGAGTCTCCTCGGACAATATGCTCAAGCAAAAACTGCTTGGGGTTGTCTACTTCAACAAACTTCTTCTGAAGGGGAGCGTACTGCCGCACACTTGGATGAATAAGCAGTTGAGAGAAGTCTTTGTCTCCACTCAACACAAGCATCTTCTCTGTTGGGGCAAATCGTTTTACAAGATAGGCAATAAGATCATCGGCTTCACAGCCTTGAACTGCCAGATTTCGATAAGGCATATGCAGAGCAACCTCATCCCTAATCTTATTCATTATCTCATAGAACCGAGTCCATTGAGCCTCGTTCTCTTTGCGGTCTTGTCTGCGCTTTCCCTTGTAGTGGGAAAAGAACTGCCGCCGCCAAGAAGAGCCTGAGTCTTCACAGATGACTAGTTCGCCGTATTCGCGGAAAAACTTCTTGCGATATATGCGATATGTGTTGAGTACCATGTGTCGAACTAGGTCTTCATCAATGGCTGCAACATCTCTGTGTTGTGCAAAGATAGACGACATCAATACCTGCGTGTTGTCAACGAGAATCATTACTGTACCTGTAGAATGAGGCAATTACTGTTTACGCGACCCGTGGGTTCGCTACTCTTAGTCTTCAATCCCGTAAGGTAACGAATAGCAGTAACAACTGTCTTTCGGCAGTCATTCTGATTCTTCAGAAACTCATCAGGATTTCTGATAGTCTTTTCAAAAGACTTTGCTGAATCAAATCCAATAATGGTTGACCCCTTTACGGCAAGTCCGCTTTTTGGTTCAACTGCAATAAGCAGGATGGCTTTCTTGTTCTTTGTGTTGTACATGATCAGTCTCTGTGCCCCAATGATATCCACTGGATTGATGGAGTCAATAGCAAAAGCATCACTTCTCTGTAAGAAGTGGAGTCTCTTTATTTGAGACTCTGGGGACTTGCGCTTCTGCTTTCGTGGCTTCTTGTTAGACTTCAGAATGCCAATACGATCATTTAAATTTTGAACAGCAGATGTCAGCGTGTCCACCATGTTCTTTAATGCTGTCTTTTTAAAATGAGAGTACCCCTCAACAAGATCGGGATCGGTTCCTGCTTGTGCTAAAAGCATTTCCTCTAGGGTTTTCGCCAAGCGATCACGCACAATAACAGCAAGTGGGCGGGTTAGTTCGGTGCGAGAAATCCACTCAAGGAGAGCATTATCTTTCCGCTTTCCCTTGAGCACAGACTCGGTGGTTTCATCAATCACAGGTTCCAAATCAGACAGGAGTACATCTGCCTTTGCAACCACACGATCCTGCACACTTACTCGCTCAACGGGGATAGCGTCTGCCACACCCCGTGCATGGTCAAGCAGTTCCCCTAGATTCTTCTCAATAAGAGCCTTGTGTACATCCGCAAACGGAAAGCCACGGGTCACCATACGGCAGTACGGAGCCACCAAACGCAAACGAGACTTCTCGGCTCGACCAACCACCGCTGCATCCTCTGTGCGTCCGTGATCCCGTAGATATTTAACTATCCACCCCTTGGACTCTGTTGGCTTGAAGTTTTGCCTGTACCAATACAGGGATTTCTCGATGGCAATATCAATATCTTCTTTTGCCACAGTAGCATTGACTTGTGGCTCAGAACCACCAGAGAGAATAGTACGAGCGCGTTCTTTTGATATTTTTTGTGTCATGGGAGGCATAGTTTGCTGAAGTTGTTAACCTTCTTATAGGTCAATATGTTCTGAAACTTATCTAGTAACTGATCGGACTTGTGGGAGATAACAAATATATTATTGCTAGTACCCATGCTTTGAAGAATCTTGATTACCTCTTCTGTTCCAACAGCATCAAGCGAAGAGTCAAATACTTCGTCAAGAATGAGTAGGTTCGTGTTGGCACAGTTCTTCATTCTAGCAATATCTCGCCATGCAAGCAAGAGAGAAAGGTCAATTCTCAATTTTTCACCTTCGCTAAAGTTGTCATACGAGAACTCATCGCGGTGGCGGCTCTTGATTATTTCATTAAAGTCTTCGTTGAGAGTGAACTGAGCAAAGAAGTCCATCGAAATCAAATACTTGTTAATGATTTTATTTAGTGCAGGAATATATTTGCGAATAATCTTTCGCTTGATGCCGCTGTCCTTTAGCAGCACCGTGGCAATCTCCATTGTGTGGAGATCTTCCACCAATGACTTTTTGTTTGCCTCTGCTCCGTCTTCTTGCCCACGCAGAATAGTCATATCGTCCTGTTCAGTCTTGATAGAAGCCTTCTCCCGCTGCACCTTGTCTGCCAAGTCTTGCAACTGCTTCAGGTACTTCTTGGAAGACGCAATAGCAGAATCAGATTTAGTGATTTCTGTTTTCTTCTTGTCCGCAGATTCAACACCCGATAGCAATTGCTCAAGATTACTCTTTTCTTTTGCAATCATTACTTCTAGTTGGGTGAGTGCTGTTTCTAATTCTGTGTGACGGCTCTGCTTCTTTACAATCATGTCATCACGAAATGTTTGTGGAAGATCGTGCTTGCATACAGGGCAGTCTTCATTCTGCTGATAGAACTCGCGTTCTTCATTTGCCTTCTTTATTCCACTAATCATTTGCTTGCGAAGTGCAGCAAGTTGATTCACTGCTTCCCGACCTTTATTAACAGCATCAGGAGACGCACCAATAGCAAGTAGTTCTTCCTGTAGAACTGCCTTCTTCTGAAGTAGTTCGTCAAGAGTCTTCTGCTCTTCAGCAGAGGATGCGGCATAAGAGTCCAACTGCGAGTCAGACTTGTCCTCGATTTTTTGAATCAAGTCTGCCTTATGCTCTATCCGAAGTTTAAGCGTGTTGATTTCCGTATCTACTTCTCGGAGTGCTTCTTTAGTTTCAGATAGACGAGTCTTCAAGAGATCATTCATCTTGGAGAACACATCAATATCCAACAGGTTCTCTACCACACCACGCCGATCCGCAGCAGCAAGGCGCATGAACGGAACATAGTTGGTGGAACCCAATATGACTACTTGACAGAATGTCTTGTAGTTCATCTTTAAAATATGACCCTCAAGAATTGCTTGATAGTCTTTCACATTGGCGGTTTGGTCTATTGCCTTGCCGTCTTTTTCAATCACAAACACCTTTGGTGCTAGACCACGAGTCACCTTGTATGTGCTGCCGTTAACTGTGAATTCAATCTCTACCACACAGTCTTTACCGTTGATGGAGTTAACAATTTGTGGAATATTGATGTTACGAAACGGCTTGCCGTATAGAACAAAGGTTATAGCGTCAAGCATGGTAGTTTTACCTGCTCCGTTTTCGCCGCACACAAGAGTGGTTGCGGATTTATCTAGAGCCACTTCGGTAAACACATTTCCCGTGCTTAGTAGATTTTTCCACTTAATCTTGTTGAATGTGATCATGGTTTTCCAATCTCGTTTGCCATGCACTCTCCGTACAGTTCACGAATAAGTTCCTTGATAGCCTTGCAGTCTCCAATGTCCTGCTTCAGCGAATCAATTTCTCGATTAATGATTGAAATAGTATCCTCTCCCAACTCATCAGTAGCCGTATCAGTTGCGGTTTCCTGTTGGAAGTCTTCAATAATAGTAACACCGTGTGGGCTGCTACTGTACACCGAATCCACAAACTTTTCAAACAGGTACGGCTTTGTCTTCTTCTCTACAATGATACGAACATACTTGCTTCGTGTTCTGTCCTCATCAACCGATAGAGGAACTGTATCACTACTCTGCGAGTCATCGTAACGAATCTGAGTAAAGATTGTGTGTGGATTCTTGACAAACTCCAAGTCCTGTGTCTCGGTATCAAATATATGGAATCCCTTTTTCTCTCCGTAGTCACTCATCGTGATCTGATAGGGGCATCCCAAATAATGAATGTTGTCGCGAGAATGGCGGGAGTGGAAGTGTCCTGTGTACACCGCCTTGAATCGTTGGAACAGATTCGCATCCATACCACCATCGAATGGAGTATTCCTGAGAACATGATATCCATTGAGTTCAAGGTGACCCATCATTATGTCTGCTGGTGCGTCCTTCAGGAATTGCAGAGACTCTGCTTCGTTTTCCTTGTTGATCCACGGCAGCATTGCAATAGGAAGTCCATCAAAAGTTAGAACAGTTGGCTTGTCGTGAACAATAAAGCGATCCGAGAACAACTCCTGTAGTGAGTTTACTTCGCTCTTGTTCTTAAAGAATATATCGTGGTTGCCCAAGATGCAGTGCATCTTTGCTCCGCTCTTCTCAAGCCGCTTAACGAATCCTGTCTGTACTGCATTCAGAGTAAGAAAGTTTACAAACTTGCGGCGATCAAGAAAATCGCCCAAGTGAATAATGGTGTCGATGCCATCTGCTTCAATCCGAGGAAAGAACACGCGATCAAAGAACCGCATGAAATGCTCTAGGAACAATGGCGAATCGTTTCGCGCACCGAAATGGGTATCCGTCACCAATGCAATCTTCACTTCTTCTTGCCTTTCGATTTCTTCTTTGCTACAGGTGGGGTCTTTGGCTTTGCCGCCGCCTTCTTCTTCGTTTTCTTGGGCTTGGGTTTAACTTCAGAAACCTCTTCCTTTGCTTCACCTGTTTTCTTTTCAAACGAAGCAATATCGTTTTCGGTCAGGAAGGTAGGAAGGGTTTCAAAATTCTCGCCAACCTTTAGATAGTTCTCGCGGAACCATCGGCGCACAGAAGAATCCACATTGGACATCTCAATCTTTTTGAGTTTGATATACGCTTGCTTCTTCTCCTTCTGTATACGGCGAAGAAAAGCGTAGTAGGTGATCTGAGTGAAATATGAGAATGGATTGCTTGATTTTGCAGGGTCAAAGTTGTATGCGTACAGCAGACAGTTTTCGATTCCGTCCGACATCATTTCATCACGATACGGATAGTTTATGAAGTTGGGCTTGCGGGATAAATGCTCCGCAATCTTCATAAAGCACTCGCCGATGTAATGCGTTACGGGAGGATGCTTCTCACCCTTTTCGTTTGCAGCAGTAACAAGTAGTTTCCATGCTGATATCTCAGCAAAAAACTGTTGGTTGTCGATATAGTGGTCACTCTTTTTCTTAGCCATCACATTCCTTTATGTACATTATGAATCATAATCAACTCCGTGTCAACCCTTATCTGTATTTTTTGGAGGCTCTTGTTCTGGCAAGTAGTCTTTCAAAAATGGCGACCAGTCTCCCGATGTGTTTCCGTATTCGGGTTTTGCCTTGTG